TCTTTGCTCAAACAGCGCATGAGTCAGGCGGCTTCAAGGCTTTTAGCGAAAACCTCAACTACGGGGCCAAAGGGCTTCGCGGCATCTTTGGTAAATATTTCCCGACTGAGGCAATGGCTAGAGCGTATGAACGTAAACCGCAAAAAATAGCTAACCGCGCCTACGCCAACCGCATGGGTAACGGCGACGAAGCATCCGGCGAAGGGTGGCTTTTTCGTGGTCGAGGAGCCTTGCAACTCACTGGAAAATTTAACTATTCTGAGTTTGCCAAGTACGTGAACCGCCCAGACGTGATGACTAATCCAGACCTCGTGGCCGGCGAACTTTGCTTTGAGAGCGCCCTGTGGTTCTTTGATAAGAACAAGCTATGGTCCATCTGCGATAAGGGCATCAATGAAGCTGCTATCCGTGAGTTAAGTTCCCGGATCAACGGCAGCAAAAACCCGCACGGTCTCGATGACCGTCGTATGAAAACCAAGAAGTACGCGACGTGGCTTTAATCAATCCAGTTATGATATACGGATTAGCAGGCGCTTTAATTATTGGCGCAGCTTCTGGGTATAAAGTCCGTGACTGGCAGTGCGATGCAGCCTTTGCAAAGGCGCTGGAGAAGGCTGAAAAGCTACGAGTTAAAAAACAAGAGGTAGTAGATGATGTCTCAAAAACCTACGAATCCGAACGAGATCAAGCCAATGTCGTGGCAACCGAACGTACCAACACCATACGTGAAATATATAAAACGGCTCCTGCCGTTCCTGTTGATTGCGCTGGTTCTGACGCTTTGCGCCGGGTGCTCGAAAGCGGTGTCAGTGACGCCAATGCCGCTGCCGCCGGCAAACCTAGCGGGGCAGTGCCCAACTCTTCAGAACCCGCCAAGCGTATTGATTGACCCTGAGCGGGCGCTTTGGGAAGCTGACATCATTGCAAAATACACAGACTGTAGCGTAAAGCATCGGTTAACGGTTAAAGCGTGGGTAGATGCAGTAGCTGTAAAGTAATGTAACTTGGATTATGTAAGGGTATCAGGTCTGTAGTTCAAAGTTGTGAAGCCTGAGGAATTGATGTAAGGATCTGTGCATGGCCACCGCGATGACGTATACCAGTTTGCTCGACGACCTCCGGAATTATCTGGAGCGTGGAGCTACGCTGGCTACCGACCCTTCGGTTTACCTGCAGCTGCCAAGTCTTGTGGGGCTTGCTGAACGTCGTCTCGCGAGAGAACTTAAAGTACAAGGAACCGTCAATGTCGTTAATTCGACGATGACTCAGGGGCAGGCTACATACCCAAAGCCTGACCGCTGGCGTGAAACCGTCAGTATGAGAGTCGGAACCGGCGCTGGCTACAATACGACGCAGGAGATCTTCCCGCGTGCTTACGAATATATGCGCCAGTATTGGCCGAACCAGACTCTCACTGGGACGCCAAGATTCTATGCTGACTATGACTATCAGCATTGGTTCTTTGCGCCTACGCCGTCTGATGATTTTCCTTACGAGCTAATTTATTATGAGCTGCCACCGCTTCTCGGCGATGACGTTCAGACGAACTGGTTCACAGAATACGCGCCTAACGCGCTGCTCTATGCCTCGCTTATGGAGGCTGCGCCGTTCCTGAAGAACGAAGAAATTATTCCAATTTGGCAGGCATTTTATGACCGTGCCATCGCGGCGCTTAATGGCGAGGATATTCGCCAGATTGTTGATCGCGGCATTGTTCGCAGGGAGGACTGATAGTGCCCAGTTTTACAAATACTTTTGGTGGCACAGTCGTCTATCCGGCTGATGTAAGCTATCGTGCAGTCGCTCTATCAGCAAATGTCACACTGACGTGGCCTACTGAGCTTGCAACCAACACCAACGTCGTTGCGTCCATTATGGATGTTACGCCGTCTGGCGCTGGCCTCACGATCCGTATGCCTGATGCAACACAGGCGAGTGTCGGCCAGACTGCTCTGTTCTTTAACGTCGGCGCGTCTTCGTTCACCGTCGCTGATAACAGCGGCAATACGATCCAGACGATTGCTTCTGGTGAAGCATGGCAGATATACCTAACGGGCAACTCGACTGTTAATGGTACATGGCGTCCGATCCAGTATGGTGCTGGCACATCATCCGCATCCGCAAGCGCGTTAGCCGGTGCTGGCCTCAAGGCGATCACGACGACGCTGAATCAGGCAGCTCCCACGACGCTTCTGTCGGCTGACTACACACTCACATCCGTTGACCGCGCCCGCGTAATCGTATGGAACGGTGGTGCTGGTACGTTCACGATGCCGTCTGCTGCTGCGGCTGGCAATGACTGGTTCTTTGACGCACGCAACTCAGGCACTGGCGGTCTTACGATTCAGCCTGCGGGTGGTGAGCTGATTAACGGTCAGGCTAACTTAGTATTCAATCCCGGTGACAGTGCCCGCATCATCACCGACGGGATTAACTTCTACACCATAGGCTATGGCCAGAGCGCGACGTTCTCGTTCGATTATGTGTCGATCAGCCTTACCGGCCAGCCTAGCCCGTACACGCTATCCGGCACGAACCTGAACCGTATTGCTTATCAGTTCAGCGGCGTCCTGACTGCGAACATGCAGATCATTGTTCCCAACACGATCCAGCAATACTGGATCCGGAACACTACCACTGGCAGCTACACGCTCACGGTTAAGACATCTGGCGGCACAGGTGTACCCGTTGTCCAGAATGGCGCTTCCATACTGTACTGCGATGGCACGAACGTGGTTCAAGCAGAGACTGCAAACCTCAGCGTCCCTGTAGCCATTGCTCAGGGTGGTACAGGTGCGACGACGGCTGGGGGCGCTCTGGTCAATCTTGGCGGCACATCGCTCGGTATTGGCGTCTTCACGGCAGTTAATGCCGCTACAGCACGCGCAGCTCTTGGTGCGGCTGCTTCTGGCGCCAACAGCGACATTACCTCACTCTCGGCCCTGACTACGCCTCTGAGCGTGCCTCAAGGCGGTACTGGGCTTTCGACTGCACCGGCAAACGGTCGGCTGCTTATTGGTAATGGTACTAACTATACACTCGCCAACCTGACAGCAGGCACTGGGGTTAGCGTCACCAATGGCTCTGGCACGATCACGATTGCCAGTACGGGCGTTACTGTATATCCGGGCGCGGGTATTCCGCTCAGCACGGGAACGTCGTGGGGCACGTCATATGGAACAACCGGCATCGGCACGGACGTTGTACTTGTTGACAGCCCCGGACTCATTGGCGTCCCAACGGCACCGACAGCAACGGTCGGAACCAACACAACACAGATCGCGACGACCGCATTTGTCGCAACAGCTGCATTTTCTGCGGCTCTTCCGGGACAGACGGGCAACGCTGGCAAGTTCATCACGACTGATGGGACTTCAGCCTCGTGGTCATACGTTCCGGTCGGTGGCATAAGTGCAACTGGTACTCTAACTGCGAACACATTCCTGAGTGGCGCTGGAACGTGGTCAGCCATTCCTGTGGCTGGGATTAACGCGACCGGAACGCCCACCGCAAACACATTTTTGAGCGGCGCTAGCACTTGGTCGGGAATCCCGATGGCAGGGCTCTCGGCAACTGGCACACCAAGCAGTAGTAATTATTTACGTGGGGATGGGGTATGGGATGCCATTAGCGCATCAACCATACTTCCTTCTCAGGCTGGTAATGCAGGCAAATATCTGCGAACTGACGGTTCTAACTTGAGTTGGCAGCAATCAGGTGGTATCTCAACGCCAAAGGCGTATTATTTTTCTAGCTTCTAACAGGGATTGAGTCGATGGCGACTGGCATTTTAGGACAGGCTGCACCGGCAGCGCTTAACAATACGGTGATTTATACCGTACCTGCGGCGACTGTTGCGGTCGCTACGATCAGCATCACCAATACAACGCTATCTCCTATTGCAGTTCGTTTGGCGCTGGCCTCGTCAGGCACTCCGACGACATCTGAATATATTGAATATGATACAATTATAGCGGCGAACGGCGTTCTTGAGCGCTCTGGCATTGTAATGAACGCAACTGAAGCTGTGGTGGTATTTGGCAGCGCTGTCGGTCTATCTGTCAGCGTTTATGGTTACGAGGAGGTTTAAGAATGGGCCGCACGCTTTCTAGCGATTCCGCTAATGTTATCAATCTCCCTGCGTCTACAACGGGATTTACCGCTGGCGACTATGTGTATCAGAGCGCAGCGGGTTATGGCTCAGTTCCAACTGGCGTTGTTGCCACCGGCATGTTTAACGCTCCAGTTGCGACTTATTCTGCCACTGCGGCAACCTACAACGAACTCACTTATGTCGAGCAGCTAGGTGGATCGCAGGGCAGTCAGGTTGCTGCACAGTTGACCAATGGCAACATTGTGTACGCTTACGCCACTGGGAACACGGGGTCATATGCAGCCGCGGCCACGGTAAACTTTCGGATTGAGACAACAGCTGGGGTGGCTGTTGTTGCACAAACCAGCACTACGATGACGGTGCAAGGGCCGAGTCAAGTCAGTGTGATTGCGCTTCCTGCTGGTGGCTTTGCCATCGTTTGCACTCCTAACGGAGGTGGCAACACCTTCAGTCTAAGCGCTAGGTTTTACAACGCAGACGGTACAGCTGCCACAGCTGTTTTGAATGCGGTACTCACGCTTACCGCAACTGCAGGCACCAGCCGCCTTAAACTTCAGTCCCTATCTGACGGATCAGTGATAATTGG